GTAAAACCAGCGTCGTTGTACCCCAAAAACCAGCGGCCTCGGAGTTGCTCGTGAATCTCTTGATAGCTAAGAGGCTCTTCGATAGTCGCTTTCCGCCCATCTACCGTTTCTACCGGCGGCTTGTACAGATGATTGCACACCCAGGTGTTCACACACACGCCGTCGCCGTGATCCCACTCCTGCCGGGTTTCTTCCAGCACCCGCCGCAATTCCTCCTTCCGATACGGCACCGGGATATGCGTATCATAATGATATGTCGGCAATCCTTTCTGCCGCAGCAGGTCGGCAGTGCGTTTTAATCGCCGGTGCCAATGCGTTTGTGGTTGCCAGTCTGGCGTAATTTCCCCCCACGCCCAGGGTCCCATCTGCTGGACAGCAATGGAAACCAATACTACTTGGTCATCGGACCAAAAGATAATATGCTCCGCCACATCCTTCTGCTGACATGCCAACAGCAATTTCCGCATAATGTTGCGGTCGCTCGAAGGCGTGTCATCTTCAGCGGGGAGAAGCCGTACACCTGCCACCCAATCGGGTTTATGGCCAACGAGCCAAATCTGCTGCATACCACGCAAATACCGCCGGATCGCGCGTAAAGCATATTGAAGTTCTAAGTCGTTGTGCAGACTGCCCCGGCTCAGGGGGATAACTACATCAACAGGCACGGCTGGCTCATTAGGATTGGGCGGCTGATGTTGGTATTGCCGCTGCAACGCTTTAAAAGCCGGGTGATCGACGTCGATATACCACCCTTCCGGCGCAACACGCACGGTTGCTTGCCGGAGTTGCTCTGCATATTCCGGCGGTCTGAGTTGTAATTGGCGTTGTACTTTCTTAGTAGAATAGAGATAGACTCTCATACGCTTGCGTTAAGGCAATGGCGGTTGCCCATTACTGCCGCTACCACCGCTTCCCCAGCTACCACCGCTTCCCCCGCCACCACCGCTTCCCCCGCCACCGTTCGATTGGCACTCATAAATTGGGACTACCGACGGCTCAATATCTTCAATATGACACCATGCAGGAAGACGAATGCGTTTTTGCGGGAAGACAATATACCTGCCGCAACGGTTCCAGGGGTTGCAGACGACCACATCAATGGTGATTTCCCGCACGATCCCGCCGCCACCACCCCCCCCACCACCATCGCCGGTGCCGCGTAACACAGGGCCATGGACGGGAGCGCTAATGACAACATGATCTTTCCCTACTTCCCCAATCGCAGGTTCATAATGACGTGCCGCCGCCCTGGCCAGTTCGTTCCAGCGCTGCGCCGAAACCGGATCGCCGGGAGCAACAGTTAACGCTTGTCGAGAATATCGAGTCATCGCCTATACCCTACTCTACAATGCTTGCGCGTCCATCATTCTGATTCACTGGCCGATAAATACCTATCAAGGAGGGATCATACGGGGAATGCCAAACACGAGTCCAATTATTGCCAGGCCCAAAGACACCAATTTCCCAGCTAGCGCCAGCCCAGCGAATCACACGCTTTTGTTGTGCATTTTCTTCTCCGGCTTTGATATAAACTGGATAGCCATTGTAGACCATAGAGCTTTTGTTATAGGCAGCCTGAAAATCGCCACGGGTCGTCAATAGGGTCACTCGATTCGGCAAATAACTAGGTGCATTGCCAATAATGAGATTCAAATCCCGCTCGTCATACGGATAAATCGACCGTCCATTTTGATTTGTGTGCGCCGCCCATTCTAATTTGTCTGGATCAAACCAACTCATCCACCCTTTGGGGTCCCATTCAAACGTCGCGCGCCAAGACCAATGCCAATAATTATTCGGCAAGTGATCGCTAGTCGCATTCAGTTGGCTATACAAAACCGTCTTGGGCGGGAAGGTATAGACGCCACTCTTGGTGGTAAAACTAAAGGAGTTTAAACATCCGATCCACGCAAACGCACTCTGAGGGGGCACAGATCCATCGAAGAAATGCACCGTATATACAACCCGGGGCCGGCGTGCTGGGAACTGATACACCCGCAAATCCACGCCAATGTATTGCTCCGTGTAATGGACGGTCGTGGTGGTGATCTCTTCCAAATAATTCCGGGGACCGACACCATACCGAACTGTTACTAAGGCATAGTCATACTGACTATTCGCATCAATAGGTACCGTGTTCTGACCGTCGGTATACGGCTCAACAGTAATGGCTGTTGGGAATAACTTGAGTGGGCCACGGTGCCAAAAAGGATATTCCTGGTCCCACAATTCGTTTATTAAGTCATGCCGCCGATTCCACGCGACTTTCAATCGCCGCGTGGCCAGGTAGTTCGCCTGCACGCGTGTCTCGTGAGCAAACTGTTCAATCGGTGAACCGATCAATTCTTCGTATGCTATCGGCATACAAGAACGCCCCCTATAAATCAAAGATTGCGTGAGTGCTGCCGGTGTGCCGTGTGCGTGGCATTTCCAGATCGTCATCGCGCAGGCGTGCCATTGCAGTCTGCACGTGTTCTAACGGCGCACGCTGCGGTGTGCCTGGACCAGGCAAGCGTTGTGCGGCCTGATGATAACACTCGATTGGCGGCAGCCACATTAGGTCGCTTTGGTTTATGTCGGTGGCCATACTTGTCGCCCGGAAGGATCGATAATTTTTTGTTGAGTCCCGTTCACTACTGGTTGAAATTGTGCTGTTATTTCATATTCCGGCAAGTTGCCTTGTAAGCTCTGCGTGGCATCCACACCGTACTCTTCTACTTGTGTAACCCGAATCGTTTCTAAGGTCCATTTTTTGGCGGGATTTTGTCCTTGTTGTGGGACCACAATGACCACGTATTTGTACTCGCTCCCGACCGCCGGAGGCGTCGCATCTGTTAAGAGTTGTCTCCATTGCACAGTGGCCTGAAAAATACCCGATAGACGTTTCCGCACACCCCCCGTGGATGTCGAAACATAACTCGGTAGCGACCTGCTCAACACAATTTGCCAAAATGTTACATCCGGTAGGTCTGTGTCATCTAAGAATATCTCATGACGAGGGCACGTAATCGTCGGTGGCATCGTGTCGGTAATGGAGACCGTCCCAAAGTTCAAAGGACCATCGCCAAGCAGAGAGTACGCGAGCATGATGCCCTGTTGATTAGCAACATCGGCAATAATGCGGACCGATTGGACCTGGGCGTTGCCCCATATGCCGCGTTGTCCGTCGAGCGATGCTTGCAGAATGAAGGAGTCGCCAGGCAAATACGTAGGTGTATGGCCATAACACACAATGGTTGCTGTCCAATCCATCACACCGCAATAGTGGACGGTAGCGCCTCTTGTGGCCGACGTAACGGCCCGCGGAGCTTCTTCCTGCCAAGCGACTTGCCAGCGTGCCACGTTGGGAATGCCTTGAACAGCTAGCCGGATGCCACTGATATATGCCATAGCTACGTGGTACTCCGCCAAGCGGTTGCGTACTGGACCGTTATGGTGCCAAGACCATTCATGGTCAGCCGCTGTGCAATCCGCTCTCGTCGTATCTCACCGCCACGGAACCGCATTGCGACAATGTTTGGGGGCAGCTGCAAATTCGCATCTTCGATGGCCTTCGCGATAACCCACATCAATTGTTGCACTGGTTGCTGGTCTTGGCCGGTGGTAATGGCTTGCACTTGGAACGAGGCCACAGCCGCAATCGTGTTGGAGGCAATCACGGTCGCCAATTGGACGTGCGCAAGTTGCAAGAATACCGCCGGTGTATCCGCCTCCGCGCGCTGCAGAAGCGATTCTGGTTTGGTGGTATCCAGCAACTTGATACGGTTGCGCTCAGGCACAAGATTTTTGAAATCCTCGCTGGCCTCCAGCGCAGCCCACACTGCTTGGTGCATTGCTGTGAGAGGGTCGAGGGCCATCTTACGTCAACATCGGAATGCGTCGGCGGCCTGCTTTTAAGTCCTGCAAGACAGACATCGCCCAGAGGCGTTTAAACATATACGGATGGATCGGTTGTCCCTGGTCCAGCACAGTCGCCTCTGCGCCACGCCCCTCATAAAGATAGACGCCGGCCAATGTTGCTGTAACCTCTCGAATCAACGTCGGGGTAGTCGTAGGCGAATCCGCAATGGGCAACCGAAACGGTCCACTGGACAAGACCGAATCCACTTCTGCCGTAGCCACATTAATCGCTGCCTGAATGCGGTTGTCGATGTTGGTTGCGTCTTCCGTGGCGTCTAGGTCCGCCCAAAGCGCCACGTTTTTGGCGCCAAAAATCATTTCAATATCCGCTCGAGTACAATATGCGGCCATGCGCCTTCCCCTTACGTTAGGTCAATGCGCAGTTTGCCGGCTACCCGCGCTGGTGGCGCACGCAGCAGCGGAATCGGACCCATCTGGTGGGCATCTGCAGATAACGCACGTCGAACCTCCTCATCGACATCGACGTTTACAGGTAGCGCAATAATTTTGGCCAGTTCGGCCAACGATAAGGACACTAAGAGCTGATATAAGTTCTCGTCCACATCCAGAACATCGGTAATGCGATATTTCACATTGGTCCACGATCCTTGGAATGGCGCTACTACGGTTAATTGGGTTGCAGAGGTTACCGATGCGATGAGTTGTTCTTCTTTGTAGGGGTTATAGCCTTCCGGTCCATCGGGGCAGTAGTCGGACGTGCCAATCCGGATGACACAATCTTCCATATCCGCCGAAAAAGCGGTGCCAGTGCCGGTAACAGTGGTTCCAGATACGGAAACCGTCCCTTGACAATCCTGATCTTGAGTACCCGTATGCAGCAATGGCAACAGCGTACGCCGATAATAAACATCGAGCACAGTTTCCGAAGAGGGCGCAGGGATCAATCGCAAACCGGTTAGCACACCCCGTTCGAGACTGTACCACTGAGGTGTGCCGCTATACGGTAACGCTCCATGGCGTCTGGAAATTTCATATTGCCGTGCCGGTAAGAGTTCTAGCCCAATAGGCTCAAGGACTTGAATCGAAATGGCTGCCAGAAAATCCGACGGCAATACGTGGTAGTCATTGAAGAGCGTATAGGAGTAGGTGTCGGTCCATGAGGCAGGCAATCCATCGGCCAAAATGGCTTTGGTCGTCGAAGCTATCGATGCAATCCGACACGCCAAGCCGTTCACATGCAGCGTACTGTTGACGGCCCAACTCGGCCATGTGCCACTCGTTAAGACAACTGCAGTGCCGTTATCGGCTACGCTCACAGATCCGCTTTGCACTGCTCTGGTACAGATGCGATAGCGTGTTTCATAGCGGCGCCAGGAGCCATATAAAGGCAACGCCGCATACGCCGATCCAATCGCAGTGCGTATTTGGTCCGCGCTAGCCGACTTGCCATAACCCCACACAATGCGGGATAGATGATCAATCAGATCGGCATAGGTGCGCATACAGTTCGTCTCTTAGAGTACGAAGTTTTTGCTGAATCTCGACGGTTTGGGAATTATCGACCTGGAGATAGTCGGCGTCCACAATACCTTGGACGCGCCAACCACGACGCCGTGCCAAGTCTTTGATTTGGGAGCGGCTTTCTACGTTGGCTTCAGGATCGCCTGGAAACCGTGCCAATTCCGGACAATAGGTTTGCGACTTGGTTTTGAGTGTGTCAGGAATGATGCCAACACACCACTTGGGATTGCTCTTCGGATTGCGATTGGGTTTGGTCGGCTTGGCCATCGACGACGCCTCCACACGTTATTTCTCTTTGGGACGTAGCCGTTGCAGGATATGAAACAGGTTGCATTGCCGCTGCGTTTGCGGATCACGATGTTTCTGTTGGCAAAATTGCGCGACGCTCATGCCCGATTGTTGTGCTTTCTCTCGTAAGGCGCCCGGACGTTGAATTGCTTTCTGAATCCATTTGTCGGCCATACTGCATACCCTCCATTTCTGCCGGAGTAGGGAATCGGAACAAAGTCAAATCGATGTCTAAGGCATTCGCCAAACGCTCTAACACACGGTTGACATTGGTGTAATCGCCGGTTTTACTGGCCGCCTGCACAATCGACGGCAGCAAGGTTTGGGCCAAGAATACGGCGGCTTGCGATTGTTGTTGCTTGTCTTTGCGCCGGCCGCTACCAGAAACCACCTGGAAGTGGAAATTGGTTCCAGCCTGCACAGGATCGGTAACAGTTACTTGAGACGCCCAGATTGCGGATAGCGGACCACCCGGCAGTGGTTGGCCCTCGGCGGTCATCGGCACCGGCTCGCCAAACAAGGCGGCCATTTGCGTAAAGGGCACATGCAGCCGGGTGATCATGCCTTCTTTGGCGGCAATACGACTCATCCAATCTTCGATGCGCTCGGCCATCGCCAATGCCCGGCTCGATGCGGCTTGGTGTCGAATCCGCACTTCTGCCGCACTGCGAGGTTGTTTGTCCGGTTGGGCGCCGTATAAAATCGGGTCCAATCCGACGGCCTTGGCAAACTGCTGCTCCATCTCCTTCAGCAGCGTCCACAACTCCATGGTCATCGGCGGCAGATTCAATGGCTGAATCACCTGCTGCGCCACATCCGCAATTTGCTTCTGATCGACAGGCACGACCTCAAATGGTGTGGAGTCCTCCAACGCGTGGATGACTTTCGAGTCTAGATACGACGGGACTACCAAGAGAACTCTGGCCGTGCGCTGTGCTTTTTCCACAATATAGTAATAAATGCGATTGAGCGCTTGTTGGATCGGATATCCAGACGCCAGCGGACTGCGTGCCCACGGATCGCCGATATTCGGCGCAAAATCCAGCACGGTACACGGCCAAGGATGCAAGACATCCCCATACGTGGCCACTGGCCATGCTACCGCTTGACGCAACCTCTCGACGTTGCCTTGAATCAGATCAGGGTCTAGATTGAGTGGATACTCTGCGGTAGGCGAAATCGCAAGCCAGATATACGGCCCCAATTCATCTAGGGCGTCCTGCCATTCACGGAGTTCATCATCGGGATATGCCAGACGGGTACCTACGCCAATACGGGAATACACCTCGTAATATGTCAACACGGGAATATCATGGTTCAGATAGAACTTGGATAGCTCTTCCGCCTTGACACACTTTTCGACCAATTTCTCTTCATCGACGCCCAATTGATCGGCCAAAAGCCACGAGGCTACTTGCCGTTTGCGAATGATATAGCCTGCATCCCGCAGAGTGATAGCCGTTGGGTCAATAAATAAGTTATCGACCGACTCAAAGAAAGACGCAGGCACAATCCCGGTACCTGTTGGCAGATAGCCATGCCAGACCAAGCCACGACCTTTGACCAAGGCCTCAATAATGGCCATCCGGGCCTCACGCAACAGGTCATATTGCTCGCTACAGAATTGCAGCCACCATTCTAACAGCAAGGCGGCTGTATCGAGCGCCATGCGGATTTGCCGATCCCAATCGGAATAGCTCATTCCACTGGCAGCGACCGCCTGTTGGAAAATCTCTTCGGGAAACTGAGGACGGCGCACACTAACCCGTCGTGTCGGAGTATTGGTCAGCACAAACGGGTGATATAGATCAACAAACTCCCGAAACTTGTTGAGCTTGGGATAATGAATCTGGTCATAGTCCCAAACGGCAATATCATCGAAGCGCGTATCATATTGTTCCCACAAGATATCCGCTTCTGCGGAGAATTGCATCTCCTTGGCCTGTTTGGCCTCTTCAATGCGTTTACACCACAGTTCTTGTAAGGAACGCAACCAGGCGGCCATGCTTAAGCGTCCTGTTTCTCTTGACGTTGCAAGCGATGGATGGCTTTCTCAAGCATCTCCAACCGCTGGGCGACCTGCAGCGGCTGTAACCATTCGGCGGTCGGTTTGCAAAAACCCCGATCTTCCAATCGCAACCCAAGACGGTCGCTGTGCTCAACGCGCGGATCACTAAGCAACCACACGCCGGATAGCCGCACGACAGGAGGATACGGCTCTGGTGGAAAATAAATCACATCGACTGAATCCCACCCAACGGCGGTAATAAAGCCTAGGCGTGGCTGTTGCGCATGTAACCCAATCTGTACCCATACCACTTGCCCCGGCTGCAACTTCGCATACAAAGCATGTAGATCGTCGCTCATCAGGCTCCCCTTCTAATCAAGTTCGGAATCAAATTCGGACGACGATGTAATTCCCTAAACACGTCCACAATGCGCTTCGACTGCTCTGATACCTGCGCTCGTGCAATATAGGTAGGTTTGTACGCCAACAAATACTCCAACGCATCGACCATATCAAAAGAGCCGCGGATGCGGTTCTCTTCGTTCTTAGAATCAAATTGCACAATGCGCATTTGATGTACTAAGTTGGGGGTTCGTCCACGGAATACTTTCAGGCCAGGAACCACAGATTCCGCTTGATCTGTCGCCCAAAGCATATGGCGGACAATTTCTCGCCGCAGCTCCGGGTTATCTTCGCCTGGCATCCAACCGGCTAACGGTCCGTGAATGCGGGGTGTAACGCCATACGCTTTGGCGGCCTCGTAATACAGTTGTGCTACCTGCGCTGACTGCCCAATACTGCGCGAGCGGCCTGCACGTCGGTCAATAATCCAGGCCTCAAAACGATGTGCATCTGGACGGCTGGCTAATTTTTCTCCCCACGTGCGTGCATCTGAATTGTGCAGCAATAGCTCGTCGTAGATATAGATCACTTTCTGATCAGGCGGCACCGCTGCAAACACTGTAGCACAATGCACCGTGCCTGGATCGACGGCTAAGTATAAACTCCAATCTGCAGGGATTGCAAATGGTTCACATCCATGTCGTCCTTGCGGATCGAACTCTGGATATACTCTCCACGCTTCGAGCGCCCAAGCGCCTTCGACACGTACTTGGCGCTCGACATCGGACAGCAAGGCGCCAAACTGTTGTTTTTCGGCAGGCGGGATATAGGGATTGTCGGCAAGCGTCAAATGATAGACTTCAATATTGGTTGTGTCCTGGCTTTTGTGGGCTAATTCCCAGAGTAACGGATTCTGCTTTTGGCTGGTGGCGGACCAAATACCATAACTGCGATGGTTAGGGCTAAGATCGACAAGCCCTCGCACCGATTCCCAAAAGAATTGTTCATTAGAAATCTGCTCGTCGATCCACACTAAATCGTAATGTTCGCCTTGTTGAGTCCTGCCTTGACTGGTTACAAAGCGTATGATCCACCCATTCTTGAGTTGCACATCGTGGGGAATCCCTCGACTTTTATTCCGCCATGCGAGCGTTGCAATGGCGGATTGCGGTAGCAACGGCGGCGACGGGATTACGTTGACCGACGCCTGTCCACGCATATATTGTTGGAGTTCATCGGGTGTTAACGCACGAAGCATGTTGCCGGTTTTGCCCACAAAAAATGCTCCGGGCAAGGCCAATTTGCGCCAGAGCATTCCCAAATGAGCACTGTCCAACCCAATAATTAAAGCTACCCCGTTTTGGGTGGGATATTTTTGAAATGGGTCCAAGCCTAAGACCGCTCGGCAAAACTCAACCGCAGCAGCCAAAGTTTTGCCAGAGCGGTTACTACCTACCAGCAAGCGCCATTTCGCCGTCGATTGATGAAACTGTTCTAGAGTCGTGAGCGGCTGATAGACTGCGACGGCGTATTGTGGCTTACGAGCCATCTTTTGTTCTTCCTTACACCCACAATGGCACTGGTGTGGGCGGGGCCATAACGGCCCCGCCCACAACCAGCAGGAGCGGCGGGGCAGGGGAGCGCCGCCGGGGGTTACGCACGGAACGTGGCTTGAACATCCACCAGCACAGTGCTGTCATTCGCACCGGCTGCCGCAATCGCGCGGCCAATCGAATGGCCACTGCTCGCAGTCGGGTCAATCACACCCGTCGCATCGCCATACACCAACGCACCAGCCGAGATGGTCTGCCCAGAACCGGTCAACTTGCCAACCGTGCATGGCCCGGCTTCGACGACATAGAAGAGATCATTGGGCCGAATGGTCATACCGACGGGATACGCAGAGTCTATCGGTTTGCCGACCTGGCCATCCTGGGAAATGTAGCCGTTCGACTTGGTGCCGAGGTGGCCAGACGCAAAAGCGCAGATTTTGCGAGCGACCGTTAAATCGCTCGTACCTGTATAACGGACTGCCCGCAACGTCAAAAGACGTCCAGGATACTCCGGGGACAGAATAGTAAACAAACGCCCTTCTAGGTCTTTGCCAAGATCGGCATCCGGCGCTTGACCTTGGAAATATGTAGTGCCACGTGGAAACGGCAGAATGGTAGCTTGATTCATCTCATCACTCCTTACGAAACCGAGTACAATTTGGCGACCACAGCAGGAGTCCAGACCCGATAGTTGCCATAAAAGTCCAGATAGTACAGCGTGTTGCCGTAATGATCTTCGCTTCGGTGGACATCGATTAACTTCGCTTGCAGATTGATCAACTTTATGTGCGAGCTATCCAGCATATACGCGGTATTTACTGGACAATAAGGATCAGCAATAATTTCCAGACCCTCAAAATTGGTCGTCTGAATACCGAAATCCACCACCTGCGATTTCGGCGTTACGATAATGCGCTGCGTCTCGTCTTTGCTGTCTCTGGCGATGCGTTCCATATCAGGATGCATGGCTACCAAGTCTGGTTCGGCCCCCCAATTGGAACGCAACCAGGTTTGCGCATAGCGCAACGCCTTAGTCCAGCTGGTCGCCCACGTTGCACCCTGCCCAAAATAGGTGTCGTTGTACTTCACCAACAAGGGCGACCAGAAAGCATATTCAGGCGTAAACGTACCATCAGGGAAAGTGCCGGAGATAGTGCCACCATAAGCACCCAGGACGGTGCTCATGCCAGCATAAGAATCGTTGGGCTGCATGACAGGACGCCCCGTCACCTGGCCGCTCGCACCGCAGAAACTTTCCAAGCCATGCATGTTCTGATCACTGGCGCCTCCATCCGCATAGATAGACGACGCCAAGAATTTTTCAAAATCTGTCATAGCCTCGCGCATGGCATCATCAACGATTTGTGGATACCGGGTTTTCGACGAATCTTTGAGCTTTTCGATTTTCAGAATCGGCTCACCCATGCCGTATCCACGGAAATCCAAGACAGCCGTTTTATGACGAGAAATCGCATCAAACGGTACGTTTGGCAACGTACCAGTAATAGCGGTCGGAGTCTTTTGACCGATTTTGACACGCCACCGGATATCGTCCCCTTTGTATTTATACAGAATGAATTCTTTCGCCCGGAGCGCGTTAAAAAGTCGTGGCTTGCGGAGTTGAAGCTCCACAAGCTCATTGACGTACTCAACGAGTACGGCCAATTCGCGTGGAGTCGTAAATGGTCGTGCCATTGCGCTTTCTCCCTTACAGGAAAACGACGTGTCCTAAAATGCCTCCTAGTACATCCGTTTCCCCACGGCCTTGTAGCGCACGGCAGCCGTCTGGGGTAGGGGTAGCATCGTGGGCCGACGGAGTGGTGACGTCGGGTGTCCACCGCTACCCCTAGCCGTGCCCCCAGACTTTGTGTGATCTATTGTCGTAGGCACACCGATTTATTCTTCTTCACCACTCATCAGTCCAGCCGCACGCAAAGCGGCTTCTAAGGTGATCGGCGTGCCTTTCTTTTTGTGCTCCTCAAAAACCTGCCGCACCGCCTGCGCTGGTGATAAAACCGCTTTTGGCTTACGGTTCGGCGTATGCGCCGCAGTTGGCGCAGGCGGTGCAGGTTGTGGAGGCGGCGTTTGGAATTGCTCTAAGATCGCCCCCGCCAACAATAAAGCATCATACGGATCGGCCACCCCGTGCTGTTGCAACGTGCCAGCTAGCGAAGCTATTTTTTCGCCATAGGGGGTGAGCTGACCTTGCGGTCCATACAACACGGACGCGCGAGCCTGTGTCCACTGTTGGAGGGTGGCTTGCTTGGAGGCGGTGTGATAGGCTTGCTGGAAATTGTGTTGGATGGTTCCTTGGACGTACGGTCCAATCTGTTCCCAAAGAAACTGTTTAGGATTTTTTGCAAATTCATTGAGCAGCCTCTCCCGATGCGTAGCAAACTTGACTAATTTATCGACAACCTCCTGGGGCACCCCTGGTTTTGGCTCGATTTGGCCAGTGTCTGGGTTGACCTGGACCATGTGCAGCCAAGCCGGATCATATTCATAGGTCTCTTCCGTAGTGGACGCGGCTTGCACCGCCTGCGCCGACTGCGCCGCATTGGCCGTATCGTTGAGCAACCGCTGCAAGCCTTCGTCACCAAGTTTGGACCGCAAATATTGCACAACAGCAGCATCTTGATTGCGCTGGCCTACCAGCCGATACGCTTCCAGTAGGCCTTGCAATGCCGCATGATCGGTTTTGTACTTGTCCGTTAAATCGACGCCATATACGGACTTGACATATTCCAGGAAAGCGGTTTGGCTCTCACCCGAACAAGATTCGCACCCACCTTCCTGTTCCGAGTCGGCCGCTGCGATGGACTCATCTGTAGCCTGCTCTTCGTCCTCCACAGCCTCCTCGTCGCCCTCTTCTTCCTCGGTGGTTTCGTTATCCCCCTCGATCTCGGTAACGTCCTGATGTGCCACCTCCTCTGACGGCAACTCCGCAGATTGCGTCTGCTTCTCCTTCAACTTCGCGTCCATAAATTCGGCTAAAGACATACTCACAGCGCTTCCCCTTTTGACACCAAACCGACACACAGAATGTTTCCGGACACCCAGCGCCGGAAACGACAATCCCCCAACTCAGATACGCCACCCTGTTCCTCAAGAAGAGCGGCGTCAGACCCCAACTAGAGCGACAGAGCACACATAAGAAGCTCTGTCCAAAAACCCCTCAATCACGTCAAATAGCTAGCCACTCGACTGCCGTGCACGGCGCTGATACTGTTTTTGTTCCAACAAATCTGCAGCATGTACGCGCAACCACGCACTCGACTGCCGAGCCACTTCCTCCCAGAAAGGAGCCTGCGGCAACAAACCTAACAACGCATGCTCTTCAGCAATACACACAGGCACCTTGTCAAACCAGTGCGTTTGTTGAACAGCAGCATCCAGCGCATCACGCACCTTCGGCAGCCACCCAGCTGTACCTGTCCAAAACCAACGCGACGCCCGATAATAATGCCTCGGACGCACAAACGGTAACCACCGAAATACACCTAATTCAGGAATACAAAACGCACCACTCGCTACCGCATCCTGCACTAACGCACGCCAGTACGCTTTCCAGATGCGCCGCATCTCATGCAGCTTTAGGCCACATTGCTGCGCCGCTGTCGCCAAACGACGCTGATGCGCCTTGCGCAACTCACGCAACACCAAAAGCGGTGGATGCGGCCAGCGCATACCTACCGCACTTCGCTTGGTAGGTCTGTTTCCCTCGCCTGTGCCGGTATCGTGGTGATCCACGTAATTCCCCCTAGTGCATCACAACTCCAAACACACTGCCCACCAGGATATTGCCACACCGCTACTACCTGCGCTGTCGTCTGTTCAATTCGATCCGGCGGACGCGCTCCTTCCATCCACATCCCCATCATCTGCTTCTGTATAACCTGCCAAACACGTTGACCAACCTCCTCCCCCCAAATCCACCCTAACGTTTCAGCCGCATGATGCATCACCTCCAACACACACCCCCACTGGCACGGCAACCCAGCATATGCTGCCAACGACTGCACATTCCTCCTCCGCTTATTCCACATCCTGGCAACACACGCCTTAATCTTCTCCCATAAACGAACACCAAATAGCATGATCACCGCCTGCTCCTACACACACCGAAACCCCCCACCATTAGCCAACCCCTATAACCCATACGGCCAACCCTCTTCCGCCGCTAACCTCTCCCCTAACTCATCCAAAAACTCTAATCCATCAACCCCCTCCACCCGCTGTCGCAACCACATCGCACCTAACTCCTCATCCCTAATCCTTCCAAGATCACGCCGCCTCTTCCGCCCCCCACTCTTCCTTACCGGCGACCCCAGAGTCGGTACCCTAACCTCCTCCCCACTCAAAATCACCTGACTCCGACATTTCTCACATACATACCACTCCTCCGCCTCCGCCCAATCCATCTCCCTCCCACACTCAATACACACAGACACCGCAGACCCACTCCTTCCTAAAACAATCCACACTGTCCTCAACTCTACACCTATATTGTATCAAATCCGCAACACAACCTCAACTCCACCCGTCTCAATTTCTCAACACCCCAACCAACACATACCCCCCAAAACTACTACCCCCAAAATGAAGCTAGAATGGCCGCAGAATCAAAAGTTGCCGCCAAGACGACAAAAATACCGTCCAACCCCTCAACCCCTTGTTATACGCAAAGCTAGAGGCCGCAGAAGGCCTTTTAAAACCCCTACCTCGCCCCCCAATACATAACACCCCACAAAACCCCACACATAAAGGAACACACAAACACAAAAAAAAGGGAAAAACAAAGCAGAAAACAACGGAAAAATACCTAGATATACAGAGGCAACCCCCACCCCAGGGGGGCCTGCCCCCCCGCCGCCATTTTCCCATACTTTCGGGGGGTGGGGTTGCCGGTTTCCATACTAGTGACGGCGAGAATAGTAGCAATGCAGAGAGAGAGAGAGAAAAAAAGAAACAAAAAAAGGCAAAAAGAAAAAAGAAAAACACAACAAAGAAAACAAAAAGAAAACAGCAAGATGAGAAAGAAAAAGGAAAAAGGAAGCGGGAAAAACCCCCAAAACAAGCAACGGGAAGTGGTGTCGCTGTTTTTCAAGTGTGTTGCTCTAAACGTCGTAGATTATGAAAGGAGCTCAATATGTGTCGTGAAAAACTGTTTTTAGACACGGTAGCAACCGTTCAACTTCTAGTTGGGATAGAGCACGTTCTCAAGCATTGCAACCGGGAAACATCGCAGCAGGTACTACAGCTTGTCGAAGCGTCGTTGTTGCGAAAAGAAGCGCTAAAGGCGTTAAACCAAAAAGGCGGTGATTGGAAAGGAGCGTGTCGCTGTATTATGCACGAGACTATTACGGCGTATTGTGCTTGGATTGCGGAGTTGGCGCCGGCTATTTGGAGTTTCGACTCGCCGGTAGTCGACCATGTGATTTGTGTTTTGTACAAGTGTTCGTTGCGTAGCGGTGTGGTAATCGGTGCCGCAACAAGGGTGATTGTAGAGGAACTGCGGCGTATTTTAACACACCGTTTTGGAGTCGACTGTGATGATGCGTGGTGGTTTCGCAACGACTTGATCACCTTGGCGCACACTCCGGACAAAGTCGTCCTGACGCTCTGTCAAGACGAAAAGACCGAAAAGTACCTTCAGTGGTGTCTCGACACGCCGTGTCGACCGGACACAATGCGGCATTGGATTGAAAACGCAATAAAGGAAATCACAAGCCGTGTTAGTAGTAACACGGCTGTGGTAGGGTAGGTCAAACTCCCGCTGCGTATCCGGCGCGCAGCGGGGGGTGTCTAGGGGGCCGGATGAGGAGTTGCGTTATGTCCAACACCACAAAAATGATCTATGAGGGCCTTGTGCAGCGTTTCCAACTGCATGATGCACAGGTCGATGGCGATGTCTTGCGAACGCAAAACGGGCTTATCGTCCGCGGCCAAACTGGTTTCTATGTTTACCAATGGCCCGAGACTACAAAGTCCGCCGTCAAAGCATTTTTAGACGGCGCCGTGGTAGGTTTAAAAGCTATACGAACGAGGCCAAGCCGGGCCTAGACCAGGCCGGTCTACAGGCCTGCCGGTCTACAGGCCTGCCGGGCCTAGACCAGGCCGGTCTACAGGCCTGCCGGTCTACAGGCCTGCCGGGCCTAGACCAGGCCGGTCTAC